AGTGCAATGACAATTGCAGGTTCGCCTGCAGTAGAGCAACTAACTTATTTTAACTTCCAAAGAAATGCATCAGATGGTGGAGATACTTTTACAGGTGACGCAAGAGTTCTTGGTATCAAAATATTCTTTACTACTGACGCTGCTAACGACGCATAAGGAATTTAGATATGAGAGATTTAAAAAATAAACTTACTTCAGGTAAGAATACAAAAAATATACAAACCAAAAAAGGTAAATCTTTCGGTTATCAAGTCTTAGGATTTGGTGCTGGAGGAGGAGGAGCAAGTCCTTTTATTACAGCTACAGGTGGAACTATAACTGAATCTGGTAATTGTAAAATTCATACATTTACAGGTAATGGAACTTTTACTGTTTGTAATGCAGCAGTATGTGCTGTAAATAACATAGTTTCACACATTGTTATTGCGGGTGGTGGTTCAGGCGGTCCTAAATTTGCTCCGGCAGCAGCAAATGCTTCTGGTGGTGGTGGTGGATCAGGTGGATATAGAGAAGTAGTAAGTCCAAGTTCACCTTATTCAGGATCTCCATTAGACGGTTATCCAAGTTCACCAAATAGAATTACAGTTACAGCACAAGGTTATCCAATTACAATCGGTGGAGGTGGAGCACAAACTCCAGCTGGCCCTCCAGGACAGCCAGGTAATAATGGTTCAAATTCAACTTTTTCATCAATAACATCAAACGGTGGTGGTTCAGGTGGAGCAGATAAGGTAGCTGGTGTTTCAGGTGGATCAGGTGGTGGTTCAGGCGGTGAAGGAGGTCCTGGTGCAGGAGGATCAGGAAATACACCCCCTGTCACTCCTCCTCAAGGAAATAATGGTGGTTCTGGTGGTGCTAGTGCTCCAAGATATGGAGCAGGTGCAGGTGGTGGTGCTGGTGGTGCTGGTGGTGCTGGATCAACCGGTGGTTCAGGTAATGGTGGTGTTGGTACAACAAGTTCAATAACAGGTTCACCTGTTGCAAGAGCTGGCGGCGGTGGCGGCGGTGGATATTGTGGAGCTGGAGGAGATGCAGGTCCAGGTGGTGGTGGAGCTGGAAATGGTAACCCTGCTTGTGGTACAGCTGGTACAGCTAACACTGGCGGTGGTGGTGGTGGTGGTGGATCTGGAAGTCCCTCTTGTAGAGGATCAGGCGAAGCTGGAGGTTCAGGTATAGTAATAATAAGGTACAAATTTCAATAGGAAAATAATATGGCACATTTTGCAAAAATATCAGAAACAAACGAAGTGCTTGCTATTCATGTGGTTGACGATAAAAATGTTCTCAACGTTGACAAAATTGAAAATGAAACAGTAGGACAACAATATTTAGAACAACACAGTAATTGGCCTGCACATTTATGGATCCAAACTTCTTATAATACATGTAGTGGCACACATAACTCTGGTGACAATTCAAAAGCATTTAGAGGAAATTACGCAGGTGTAGGTTATATTTGGGACGAAGATGATCAAATTTTTTGGCCTAAAAAACCTTATGCATCTTGGGTAAAACATAATCCATCAGCTTCTTGGAAATCACCGATTGGTGATGCTCCAGCATTAACAGTTGAACAACAAGCACAGAACGACAGTGCGGTAACAGATGAAAAAGGAAATTTTACTCCAGCTACTAACAGATGGGGATATTCTTGGAATGAAACTAATACAACTTGGGACTTGACAGACACTTTAGCATAAATTAAAAATGGTGGTGGTATGCATAAGAAAGTATTAAGTGAACAATCATTATATTTTGGTAATATTTCAATGCCTAAATATTGGGAAATAGATAGAAATGAATTAGCTCATCATATTTTACAATCTAGTTTAACTGATGAAAAACTACAATTTTCTAAAACTTATGATAAGTTAAATACTTATATAAAAGATTTTATTGGTCTTGAGTATAATGTTAATTTAATTAACAAAGATACGTGGGGAAATATTTATAAACCCAATGAAACAACAATTCCTTTATTAAATATTGATCCGGTGGATCTACGAAACTCTCCAGACTTTACTATGCTTTACGGCGTTAAAGTTAAAGATTGTTTTGTTAGAATACATTATGAAGATAACAGACGTAAAGGAAGAAGTTGGGACATAGAACTTAAAAATAATATGTTCATAATGTTTCCATCAACAAATATGTATTACCTGACCAACAATCAAAAAAATTCATTAAACTTTGTGCAAACAATAACTTATGAATATATCTAATTATTACTGGCATTTTCCTGGAGCACTTACACCAAAGTTTTGTGATGATGTGATAGCTTATGCTAATCAACAAGAAGAAGTTATGGCTAGAACTGGTAGTTATGGAGATGGAAAATTAAAAAAAGAAGAAATAAAAGATTTAAAAAGAAAAAGAAACTCTGATTTAGTTTGGTTAAATGATACTTGGATCTATAAAGAATTACATCCATATGTTCATAGGGCTAACAAAAATGCTGGTTGGAATTTTAATTGGGAAAGATCTGAATCTTGTCAGTTTACAAAATATAAACACAACCAATACTATGATTGGCATTGTGATAGTTGGGACAAACCTTATAAAAAAGAAGGACCTGACTTTGGTAAAATTCGAAAACTATCTATGACTTGTCAGTTAACCGATGGTTCCGAATACACAGGTGGTGAGTTAGAATTTGATTTTAGAAACTATGATCCACATATGAGAGATGAAGTTAAACATTTAAGAAAAGCAAAAGAGATTTTACCTAAAGGATCTATTATTGTGTTTCCTTCTTTTGTATGGCACAGAGTTAAACCCGTAACTGCTGGCACAAGATACAGTCTTGTTGTTTGGCATTTAGGAAAACCATTTAAATAATATGAATGTAAATAATTACTTTAACACAGCTATTTGGTTTGAACAAAAACCAGAGTTTTTAAAATCTTTAACTAAAGCTACTAACAAATATATTAAAGCTGCTAAAAATTTTCCAGAAGCTAAAGCACATATAAAACAATTTGGAGACTTTGGAATAAGTTATCACTCAACATCACTTACAGCTGACAATAATTTTAGAGATTTTAGAGATTACATTGGTCAAAAGTCTTGGGAGTATTTAGATCATCAAGGTTATGATATGCAGCAATACACTACTATGTTTAGTGAGATGTGGGTACAAGAGTTTGCTAAAAAAGGTGGGCATCATTCAGCTCACGTCCATTGGAATCAACACGTATCAGGATTTTATTTTTTAAAAGCAAGTGAAAAAACATCGTATCCAATATTTCACGAACCCAGAACAGGTGCACGGTCTACAAAATTAAAAATGAAAACTAATTTAAAAGAAATTCTTAATGGTAATGAACTAATTCATTTTAGACCTCAACCAGGAACGTTAATTATATTTCCAGGTTATTTAGAACATGAGTTTTCAATGGACTTTGGACTTGAGCCTTTTAGATTTATACATTGGAATATAACAGCTATACCAAAAGAGATGGCAAAAGATGTTTAACAAAAAAAAGTATACAGTTATCCGTCAAGCAATATCAAAAGACCTAGCAGCTTTTGTTGCTAATTATTTTTTAATGCAGAAACAAGTTTATGATACTTGTAGAAACTCTCGTTACATTTCACCTTTTGAAAATATTATAGGTCACTACGAAGGACAAGATGAACAGATACCAGAAACCTATAGTCAGTATTCTAATATAGCTATGGAAACTTTAATGTTAAAATGCCAACCAGAAATGGAAAAAGTAACAGGATTAAAATTATATCCAGCTTATACTTATGCAAGAATTTATAAAAAAGGTGATGAATTAAAAAGACACAAAGATAGATTTAGTTGTGAGATATCTACTACTATGAATCTTGGTGGTGATGATTGGCCAATATATTTAGAGCCATCTGGGAAGACTGGTAAAAAAGGAATTAGAGTAGATTTAAAACCAGGCGATATGCTAGTTTATTCTGGCTGTGAGTTAGAACATTGGAGAGAAAAATTCAAAGGCAAAGAATGCGTTCAAGTATTTCTTCATTACAATAACAAAAAAACTCCAGGGTCTAAAGATAACATGTTTGACAAACGTCCACATTTAGGTCTTCCATCTTGGTTTAAACGATGATATATCCCTATAATGGAGACAGTAATCCACCATACCTACTGTCTCCTTTATAAGGATTTATATGTTACAGAAACTAGGATTTGCTCCAGGATATAATAAACAA